AACTAAATTTTGCTGCAACTCATTATATACATTATTCATCTTTATATTATGTACTTGGTCTTCACTAAGACTAAGTACACTACTAATATCTTTATCAGATAAACCGAATACTGAATAAGCCATAACAAGACTTAGAGTATTCATTTGTTCTGGAGGGAGGGGCAAGTCTGCTATTCTTTTTCTAGCAGCGACAATATCCCGTTGAATTTCCCTAGTGTTGGGAATTTCAACGAGAATATCATCTTTTAGTATCTTACCGTCTAACGGATTTATCTTAGTACCGTCAGCAAGAACTAATGGTTCTGTACCAATAGGTAATGGCATTATCTTATTGGTTGGCCCCGTTGATTTACACGCCGAGGTTGTGGAGCCGCAGTAGTAGTAGGTCTGACTTTATTAGTACCTACTGCTTCTGGAGCTTGTGCCGCTTCACCACCCGGATTTCTAAGATCATAAGTTGCTGGAGATGCTCCTGCACCCATCGCTGCTCCAAGTCGTTGTTTTTTAGTAGCTCCAAGTGGAGTACTCCAAGCTCTTCCTGTTGCTGGATTAATTCCTACTCCAGCTTTTCTAGCCATGTCTGCTAATCTTGCATTAGCTGCTCTTGTTGCTCCACCAGTAATACCAGTTGGACTCATCATCATAAGTGGAAGTCCCGGAAGAGCATCAAGTGGCGCACCTAGAAATCTATTTACATCTGCTAGAAATCCTTCACCATATTTAGTGTCATCGTAATCTTCGCCTCTAGCTTCAGCAGCTATTCTAGCATCTGATCCACTACCAATACCTAAAGCACCTCTTAATGTTTCCATAAGTGCAGACATAAGTATTCCCTGTCCATCTTCTTGAACTGGAGCTTCTGGTTTACGTGGAGGAGTTACATTAGCAAGAGGAGATATATTATCATTTCCAGTGTATGGATCGCCCTGACCTTGAGCAGATGCTTGAGCAAACTCAGGAATGTTAGCTAAGACTTCTCCCATTCCACCAGCTTCTTCATCAACTGTTATATCTTGTGCATCAATATCAGCTTGAATACCTTTTGGCAGAGTTGGACCACCTACCATACCTATTTGTTGTGGCATAAAAGTTCCACCACCACTTCTTCCAGTTGCTAATGCAGTTGGATCGTGTGGAACATTAGGATCAAACTCCTCTTCTGGTCCCATACTTGGATCCCAAGCTCTTCCGGGAGTATAAGATGTACCAAATAAATTGGATATGGCCTGACTCATTGCCGGGGCCATATCTCCAGTTCGGGGATCAGGGGCGATATTTCCTTGTTCGTCCCTGTAAAATCCCTGTGCATCATAACTAGGCATTAGATAGTCTCGCCTTTACCACCGCCACCGTTTCCAGAAGCGTCAGTAGGATAAGTAGATGGCGCACGATTAGCACGACTTCCAGAAGGAATAATTTCCGTCTGAATTGCAGTTACATCAGCAGCCGTAACAGCGCGAGCCGTGTTCGCACTTGCGTCATCTTTGTCACTATTAATAGTTAAGTCCATGGTTTCATTAGCAGTTGTACCTCTAACTCCACCCATATTGTTCGCATTAACATTAACAGTGTGATCAACTTGCGTAGTAGTGACACTAGCAGTAGAAGAAGGAGAAGAATCAGTTAATAGTGTACTAAGTATCTCTCCGTAGTTTCTCATACCACGTTTACGCAACATTCTCATTAGATGATATCTATTAGGAGAACGAGCGTTTAGAAATTCATAAGTAGCATTAGAGTCACCGGGGCCGTAACTGGACGACTCCCAAAATTCTGAACTAGTAGCCATAACTCTTCCTTTCATTGTTTTGTTAGTGGCGATTAGTTATTATTATATGTATGTTCCGTCCCTGTGTTTGTTGTTAAATATCATAAACACATTCATCCGTCAAATCTATTGCTAAAATACCGGGCAACGCAGTTGCCCGAAATCGTCCTCTGTTCTTCCCTTATATAGCGTTATTTCGCACACAATTCCCCTAATTCGCATTTGGGGGGATGACTGATCTTGTTTAACGGATGGTGAACCATTTTGTTAACCCACGTTTTGGAAACGCGGGGGGAGTTTCACCATCAATAGCTACGGGGTAGCTATTAGTTACTAGTAACTATCAATTAATGTCTACTCGTTCCTCGTAGTCTTTATTAATTAGCTCACTAACGTTCGTCCGTGTTGATAGTTGGTTGCATACTATCTTCTGTTGTTGGGTATAGATGGATTCATTGGGAGTCCATCGCAACATTAGGAGGTCCACATGGACACTACATCTAATATCAACGTTGAAGATTACGGCTTAACCATCAACATCATCTCTTGCGATGAAGGTTACACTTTCACCTTCACCAAGCCAGCTACAGCCACTACGAAAGGTTGGGCTAACTCATTCACCCGTACATACGGAGTCTCTGAGTTAGACGTTGATGCTGATGGCAAGTTACGAGTCTATCCCAAAACGAAAGCCGCAGCTAAAGCAGCCGCCGAGCGATTCCGCGTATGGTTCAACTTCGAACTCCACGCGATTAAAACTAAGGCTGCAAAGCAACGCTTCATCCCATCACAACTCGAGGATATGCAGCTAGTAACTAGCGAAAAAGTCGAGCAT